GGAAGCAAAAGCTTCCAAGGTTGAAAAAAGTACTAGAGTTAAACATTCTATAAAATCCTTTCTACTTGGTTAAAATGTCATAAAGTTTATAACTAGCCTTTAACATATCAATGTTTGAAATGTTTTTCAAGGCTTTTTCTTCCCTTAGAAAAAGAAACATTTTCTTTACTGTTTCAGTTTCAGCTTTTGTAAATACTCTATGATTTGACATAATTTTTTTCCTTTGGTTAAGATTAATATCATTAGTTTTCATTTACTACTAGAAATAGAAACGAACTTTGTTCAAAAAAAGTTCAAGTAATTTTAAAATAATTATATAAATTATATTTTCTTACAATGTTTCTAGCCATTTTATAGCCTAACTGAGTGTTAAGCATTCCATTCTGATTTGACAATTTTGAAATCATTGTACGAAAGTTTCTTGATTTTTTTGACAAGTCCAGTATTTGACTAGTCATAGTTTGATATTCTTTTGAATAATCCATTATAAAACCTTTTGTTAAAATGTTATTGGGAAAAAAGCTTAACGAACTTCACAAGGAAATTGAATTGCAATTTTCAGTGGTAGTAATGTATTTTATTATAACTACTACATAGTAGTAGTAGTTATAATTAAAATACTTACTAAGTTTTTGAAGTTTTAAATCGACTTCCAGAATCTCCAGATTTTTTTGGGGAGGAAATCAAACTGGAGATTTTGGAAATTGATTTTTTTAAAAATGAATTAAAAATAAATTCCAAAAACTGGGTAGTGGTTATTTTATTTTTTTTAGTTTTTATATAACTACTACATAGTAGTAGTAGTTATTAAAAACTTAAAAAAAAATAAATAAATTTCAAAATAGTTTTTTTGGTCGTGGGGTTTTTGTTGAGTTTGAAACAGGAAACAGGGGAAACTGGTGAGAATGTCAAAGTGTTGTTTTTATGCAACAAATTCAACTTGAAAAATGCATTATATTCATAAACTGAGCAGTTAAATCAAGAAACTGTTGTATTTATGCAACAACTGTTGTATTTTTACAACAAATAGAACAAAGATAGAACAAAAAGGGAACCTATATAGAACAAAAGGGGAACATAAGGAGAACATCAGAAGGGGGACACAAAAAATTAGGCTTGGCTGTATATATATAAAAGGGTACCCCCACAAAATTATGGAGGATTTGGAGTTGTAGTTGTTGATAATCATTATTAGATGGGGGAGTCCTCAAAATAGATTTACACAACACTGCACGAGGGATGCAATAGAGTCTATATAGTTATGTGTTGTATTGATTTGTGTTCCCTACAGGTATACCTTTAACCCTGGAAACTTAGTCATAAGTATATCATACTTTTTAAAAACTCACAATAGTTTTTTTAACTTTTTTATAAACACAATATAGTGTATAATACAATAATGAAAAAACAACTAAAGCATTTATTATATGCCCATTTAGATGATGCAGGTCTTAGAGACTTAATTAAGGAAGTAGCAGCCACCAGAAAAAAGGTAAACGCAGGTAGAGACTTAATTGAGATGAGACGTGAGTACATGAGAAGAGTTGAAGAGAGGAGACTTAGAATGGCAGAAAAGAAAAGTAAGAAGTTACCTGAAGGTCAACGAGTAAAGATGCTAGAAAATGCACAGCAGAAATATCAGAACTTTGCAAAGAATACATTACCTAGTGGACTATCAGCTATGCAGGAGAAGTTCTGTTTAGAATACACAGCTACAGGTGACGTATTAACTGCGTATCGTTCAGCAGGTTATAGTGATAGAAAGAATGATGCAGAGACTCGTGCTGAAGCTAAACGATTATTAAAAAATGATAAGATTGAAGAAAGATGTAATCAAATAAGATTGGACGCAATGAAAGACGTAAGTGTTAATATTAATGAAGTTGTAAAAAAGTTTATGGATGTTTACAATCGTGGTCTTGCAGAGAATGACCTAACCAATGCTAATAGAGCAATGGAGTTTATAGGTAAACATTTAGGTATGTTAATTGAACGTAAAGAAATTAAACAGGACATTACAAGTAAATCACCTGAAGAACTTGAACGTGAGATAAAGCATTATGAAAATGTTGTCAAACTTGAACAAGGTAATAAATAAAGTTACTAAATATTTAATTAATATATTTGCAGGTATATTAATTTTTTGGGTTCTATATATGTTCACTATGGCAGGATGGAATACATTTTGTAAAGGGTGTCCAGTTAAATGGTACACAACAAATGTTGAACCATATATACCTAGACCTGAACCAAAACCTGAACCACCTATTATAGAAGATGATGATGAAGAAGACTGGGAAGATTCAGAATGGGAATAAAAGTAATTAAGGGGACTACATATTGGTTTATGCCTTTAGACTTTGGTAGAAAGGTAAGACCAAAAGAATATAAATCACCAGTAATAAACTATGGACCTAATACAAAAACCAAGTAGTAACTTAATTAAACTAAGAGAGTTATATTTTCAAAAAGCAGTTTTACAATCTAAGGACAGCTTTTTACATTTTATAGCTATGTTTGCACCTACCCTTGTGCCTGATTGGTTAATGGGTAGACACATACATGTAATAGCTGATAAATTACAAAAGGTTGAAAGTGGAGAAATAAAAAGACTTATGGTGTTTCTTCCCCCACGTTCTTCCAAGTCAGTAATATGTTCCAAGTTATTTCCTGCGTGGTACGTAGGCAGACATCCACAACATGAGATATTAACTGTGTCCCATTCAGACCAACTAGCTTCAGACTTTGGTAGAAGTGTAAGAGACTTAGTTAATTATGATTTATTTAATACAGTATTTCCTGAAGTAGAACTACGTAGTGACGTAAGAGCAGCAGGTAAATGGAAAACAAATCAAGGTGGAACTTATTATGCAGCAGGTGTTCGTAGTCAGATTGCAGGTCGTGGTGCCCATGTAGCTATACTAGATGACGTAATGTCAGAAGAGGACTCCTTTAGTGAAACAGGTAGAAGATATGTAAAGGAATGGTACCCTTCAGGTTTACGAACTCGTATCATGCCTAATGGTTCAATTGTAATTATTAATACACGTTATCATGAGGACGATTTATGTGGTTGGTTATTACGACAAGAATCACAAATAGAATTAGAAAATAAATGGGAAGTGATAAAGATACCTGCATGGGTAGACGAACCTTCAAGTAAATTACTGAACTTACCAGTAGGCTCAAGTTATTTTCCTGAGTGGAAGCCGAGTGAAATACTCAAGAATGATGAAGAAGAGATAAAGGCAAGTAATGGCTCACGATATTGGGAGTCTCTCTACATGCAGAATCCTGTGCCAGATACAGGTGGTATAATTAAAAAGAAATGGTTAAAGTGGTGGGATTATGATGAGCCACCTCCATGTGATTATATAATACAAACATATGATACTGCATTTTCTACAAAGACTACAGCAGACTTTAGTGTAATACAAACCTGGGGTATCTTTGAACATATGGAGACTGATTCAACAGGACGAGAGAACTGGGTATCTAATTTAATATTATTAGGAAATGAAAAGGGTAGATTTGATTATCCTGCATTAAGAACTAAAGCACAAGAGTTATATGATTATCATAAACCTGATGTGTGTATTATTGAGAAGAAAGCTAGTGGACAATCATTAATACAAGATTTAAGACGTGCAGGTTTACCTGTGCTTGATTATATTCCTGATAGAGATAAGACTGCTAGAGTGTACGCAGCTACACCTATGATGGAAGCAGGACGTGTATGGTTACCTAAAGGTCATGAGTGGAGTGACGATTTATATAGTGAAGCAATTACATTTCCAAATGCACGACATGATGACCAAGTAGACGCAATGACTATGGCAATACATTACATGAAAGAATCATGGAATTTAACCCATCCAGATGACCCTGACTATGAAGAAGGTTATGAAAGAAAAAAAAGGGTTGCATACTGGAAGTTTTAAGTATATAATAATACAATATTAACTGTGAAAGAAATCAATGACAAAAGCTAAAGGTTTACAAAACCTAATTAAATATTTAAGTAGTATTCCAAAATCAGCCTCTCAAAAAACACAGTTAGGTAAAAGCACTATACCTACTTATGAAAAAGTTAAAAAAGAATTTCCATCTGATGCTAGAATATTAGATTATGGAGCAGGTCAGGGTTTAGGAGCAAAAAAAATAAAAGCAGATACTTTTGAACCTTTTCCAAAAAAAGATTTTAAACCTACTTTTAAAGATACAAAGGAAATACCAAGTTCATCTTATGAAAATGTTTCAAGTTTAAATGTTTTAAATGTGTTACAACAAAATGATAGAAAAAAAGCAGTTGAAGAAATAGGTAGAATTTTAAAACCTGATGGAACTGCGATAATATCTACAAGAGGTATGGACGTATTAAATGCTAAAGGAACTAAAGGTATTGAACCTATGTCTATAGTTACAAGTAGAGGCACATATCAAAAAGGTTTTAAACCTCAAGAACTTAAAGATTATGTTCAAGAAGTTCTTGGAAAAAATTTTACTGTAGATGTACTAAAAAATAAAATAGGTGCAGCATCAATTAAAATTAAAAAATTAAAATCTGAAAAAATGAAAGTAGGGGGAATGGTTGAAAAAAATAATTATAATTATAACACACAAAGGACTATATAATGCCAACTGAAAAAAATCCATTTGATAAAGCACCAGAGTTAGAAGAAGAAACTATAACTGAAGAAACTATTACTGATGAAGTTCTTCCTGATGAAAGTGTAGCTATGATGGAAGATGGTTCAGCAGTAGTTGACCTACTAGGTAACCCTGCTATTATGCCTGAAGAAGGTATGCCAGGAGGACACTATGATAATTTAGTTCCAACTCTTGATGAAGAAAGACTACAAGAGATTGGTGCAGATGTTTATGATAAATACGAATCAGATAAAGAATCAAGACAAGAATGGGAAGAAACTTTCCAAAGAGGTTTTGATTTACTAGGACTAAAACTAAAAGAAACTTCAGAACCATTTGAAGGTGCATGTACTGCAGTTCATCCACTCTTAATAGAGTCAGCAGTGAAGTTTCAATCTAAAGCCTCTCAGGAATTATTTCCTGCAGGTGGACCAGTAATGGCTCAGATAATTGGAACTGAGACTGTAGAAAAACAACAACAAGCATCTCGTGTAAAACAGTTTATGAATTATCAGTTAACTGACATGATGCCTGAATACTTTCATGAGTTTGAAAGAATGTTGTTTCATTTACCAATTATTGGTTCAGCATTTAAAAAGATTTATTATGATGCATCATTAGACAGACCATGTTCAGAGTTTGTTCCTATTGACCAGTTTTATGTATCTTATCATGCTTCAGATTTAATGAAGGCAGATAGATATACACATGTTATATTACGTAATCCAAATGATTTAGCTAAAGAAATTGCTGCAGGTGTTTATGAAGATATTGAATTACCTGAAGCACAACCAATTGAACAAACGTCAATGTCAATGAAAGTTGACGAGATTATGGGTACAGCTATACCTGCTGACTCTGACCCTCAGTACGTTTTATTAGAACAACATTGTTATTTAGATTTAGATGATAGTGGTATTGGTTTACCTTATATTGTAACAGTTGAAGAAAGTTCAAGAAAAGTTTTATCTATTAGAAGAAACTATAATGAAGATGACCCAACTAAACAAAAGAAAATGTTCTTTACACATTATAAATTTGTTCCAGGTTTTGGTTTCTATGGTTTAGGTCTAATACATTTCTTAGGTAATCTTACAATGACTGCAACTGCAGCTATGAGAAACTTAGTTGACTCTGGTCAGTTTGCAACATTACCTGCAGGATTTAAAGCTAAAGGTGTTAAAGTTGTAGGTGATAATGAGCCTCTATCTCCTGGTGAATTTAGAGATGTAGAAGCTACAGGTGTAGATTTAGCTAGAGCAATTGTACCTCTACCTTATAAAGAACCTTCTAATACTTTATATCAGATGTTAGGTTTTGTTGCAGGTGCAGGACAAAAATTTGCAGATAGTACAGAACAAGTAATTAATGATTCAACTAACTATGGTCCAGTTGGTACAACTATGGCATTGTTAGAAGCATCAAGTAAATTTTTTAGTGCAATACATAAACGATTACATTATTCACAAAAAGAAGAATTTAAAATATTAGCAAGAATAAACTTTGAGTCTTTACCTGACTCATATCCTTACGAGGTTCCTGGTGCAAGTCCAACCATATTAAAGATGGACTTTGATGGTAAGATAGATGTCATTCCTGTAAGTGACCCTAACATACCTTCAAGTGCTCATAGATTAATGCTTTCACAGTTGGCTCTTCAGTTAGCCAGTCAAGCACCACCAGGAACTTATAATATACAGGCACTGCATAGAACAATATTACAAGCTGCAAATATGCCTAACTTGGAAGCTATACTTCCACCACAAGTACAGCCACAAGCACTTGACCCTGTATCAGATATACAGGCAGCAGTAAAAGGTATGCCAATAGCTGCATTTCCTGGACAAGACCATATGGCTCATATAACAGTTAAGTCTGCTTATTTAACTGACCCAATGAATGGTGGTAGTCCAATTATGCAAAAAGTACAACCAGTGCTTGAAGCAAATATAAAAGAACATATGATTATGAGATACCAAGAACAAATTAATGGAATGGTATCAGGAGTAGCTACTGACCCTGCAACATTACAACAAGTACAGGCTCAAGCTGCACAACAGATTTCACAAGCCAACCAAGCAATGGGTAAAACGCAAACACCTGAGCAACAAATGGTTGAGCTTGAGAAAAAGAGATTAGAGATTGAGTCAGAAAAACTTGGTCTTGAGGCTCTACAAGAAGCTGCAAACTTAGCTGTTAAACAAAGAGAACTAACTCTTAAAGAAGAAGACCAAGGTATTAAAGCTTTAAAAGATGGTGCTCAGATAGCAGTTAAAAGAACTGAAGGTGAAAAGAATCGTCAGTCTAAAATTGCAGGACAAGCAATTAAAACTCTTGGTGACTTAGCTAAAGAAGAAATGAAAGGAGAAGACTAATGAGTGAAATGATTAAAGGTCCTAAACAAGGACAAGGTTATGGTGACTGGTCTAAAATATCTAGCACTGAATATTCAGTTCGTGCTAAAAAAGGTATTCTAAGACAAGACCCACCTGATAGTTATAAAGTTAAATAATAACTATGATACATAAAATTATTTCTGAGATTGAGAAGGAATTAAATCTGGAAATAAGTCAAATTCAAAAATCATTAGGGGATGGTAATTGTGAGGACTATTCTCGTTATCAACAAATGGTAGGTTCAATTACTGGATTGAATATGGCTATAGCTATAACTAAAAATGTTTATAAAAATATGATTGATGGAGATGATGATGAGAACAATTAAAATGGAACGAGCAGTAAATAATAATGAATGGATTGAAAATGAAGAAAAACCTGACCCAGAAGTTTTACCTAACCTGCCTGGCTACCACATATTGGTTCGCCCTGTTTCGGTAAAAAGTAAAACTAAAGGTGGATTATTATTACCTGATTCAGTAAAAGATGACGTAGCTTATTTAACTACAGTAGGTAAAGTTTTATCAGTAGGAGACTTAGCCTATAAAGATGAAGATAAATTTCCAAATGGAAAATGGTGTGACGTTGGAGATTATGTTTGTTATGCTAGACATACAGGTCAAAAACTTTACTATAAAGGTGTAAGACTATTATTATTATTTGATGACCAAGTAATGATGAAAGTTGATGAACCAACTAACTTAGATATGACATATAACTTATCAAACTAAGAAGGAGAGTAATATGAAACTTACAAAAAACATTGTAAAGTTTTCCAATTTTTTAATTAGAATACCAAAAGCTATGAAAGGTGTTTGGGATTCTTCTGAAAATCGTTGGGGATATAGAAAGATTAATAATGACTAAATTATGTGCAAGGGGGAAAAATGCTGCGAAACGTAAATTTAAAGTTTATCCTAGTGCGTATGCAAATGCGTATGCTTCTAAAATCTGTGCAGGAAAGATTAAAGACCCTAGTGGTAAGAAGCGAAAAGATTGGAAGGGCAGTGCAAAGAGCATGGCAAAAGGTAAAAGAGTGGGTAAGCCACAAGGTAAAATTGCTAAAGGTTGTGGTGCTGTTATGGCAAATAGACGAAAGCGAACTAAATATACTTAGTGATAAATATAAAAAACAAAAAGGCAAAAGACCTGAAGAGATATAGATGAAAAAGAAAAAAGGTGGTGGACTTAAAAAATGGTTTAAAGAAGACTGGGTAGATATATCTACAGGTAAACCATGTGGAAGAAAATCAGCTAGTAAATCAAAAAGAAAGTATCCTGTATGTAGACCAAAGGCAGTTGCAAGTAGAATGACTGCAGGACAAAAGGCTGCAGCAGTAAAAAGAAAAAGGGCAAAGACTAATGTAGGACCTAAACCAACTTCTATTAGATATCCTATTAGTGCAAGTGGACGAAAACAAAAAGTAAAAAAGAAAAGGGGATAAATTATGATTGACCCATTTACAGCTTTTGCAGCTTTGAAGGGAGCTACAGAAGCTATATCACAGGGTATTAAAACAGGTAAAGACTTAATTAATATGTCAAGTTCAGTATCAAGATGGGCGAAGGCAGAGGCAAGTCTTCAAGTTGTGTCAAGTGAAAAACCTAAAGGGTTAGGTAAATTGTTTGGTAAACTTACAGGTGCTGAACAAAATGCTATTGATGCACACTTTAGAAAAGAAGAAGCAAATAGAATTAGAGACGAAATGAGAGAAATGTTTTTACTATATGGTGCACCTGGTCAATGGGAAAGATTACAAAAAGAAATTGCAACTGAACGTAAACGTCAAACTACTTTATTAAAACAAAAAATAGCTGCAGCAAGACGTAAGAAAAATATTATTTTGTGGACAATTGGTGGAATATTAGGATTGGGTTTTCTAGCAATTGAATTTTATATATTAACCAATCTATAAAGGAGTAATAATGAAGTCTTTTACAGAAATAGCAGGGATGGGTCAATATCGTAAAAAGAAAAGTCCATCCACAACTATTAAAAAGAAAAAAAAAGTTATAGGTAATAAGGGAACTAAATCTCAATTAGGTGCTTCTAAACCTAAAAGTAGTTCAATTATGAAGCAAACTAAACCTAAAGTTATAGCTAAACCTAAAGCTGTAACTAAACCTAAAGTACCAAAAAAACCAAAAAGTCCTATAACTGGTTTTAAGCCAAAAGCTAAACCTAGAACAGGAAGAATGGACATTAATCCTAAATCTCAATTAGGTGCTTCTAAACCTAGAACAAGTTCAATAATGTCAAAAACTAAAAAAGCTCCAACAACAAGTAGTTTGATGCAAAAACAAAAAAGAGGCAAAATAACTAAAACAGAAAAAGATTTTTTAAGAAAAAGAAAAGCTGAACAAATGAAAAAAACTTTTAAAACTAAAGGTGAAATGGATAGACATAGAAAAAAATATGATGTTAAACTTATGAAACCTACTATAAGTCAAAGATTAAAAAAAGGTAAATTTGGACCAAAAACTGCCAAAGAAATGAAAAAATATACTAACTAATAGAAAGGATAAAAAAGATGAAAAAATCTAAAATGGGTTATGCTGGTGGCAAAAAAGTTAAGATGGGTTATGCTGGTGGCAAGAAAGTTAAAATGATGAAAGCTGGTGGTAAAGTTCCACTTATATATGGACCAAAATAAATATGCCTCATCTTATATCCAATATACCTTTTTTTAGGTGTTGGGTAAGGAAGGAGTTTACTCATAATCATCAGGCTTATCATGGGGAATATCTACATGCGTTAGCTATTGCAGTTAATTGTATGCCTGATAGATGTTTAAGTTTCCAAGTTGTCTTTACAGGTTGTGAAGCTGAAGAACAAAATTTACATGGTGGTGCTATGTGGGCACGTATGCCAATAACAGGTTTGATAGGTGATATACCTTTAGATGAATGGACACCACCTATTGAAACACATTTTGCTCAACCTTGGGATTGTCCTAGTCATAATCATAGTATTATAGTTATGGATAGAGTTAGTTCAAGTCCTTGGATGTGTAAAGTAAATGGTGAATTTTATACTGGTAAATATTATTTTACAGTTGACTTCACTGACAGTGCAGTAGCAGATGACCCTGCACAACATAAACAATCACATGTTTTACATTTAACATCTGGTCCATATAAAGGTGCAATGGTAGCTTTACCTAATAATAGAGTTAGAGTTACAAGTCCTGCAATGTGGTCATCAGGTGAAGGTGCTCCAGACTTTGTACCTTCTCAATATAAACATACTGCTGAAGCACATGATGACTATATGGATGTAAATAAAACATTTGATAATCTATATAATAATAAATAATTTAGTGTCTTGTATGCTACACTAAATTATAGTATTATAGTAACATTAAACATTGCGTAATCGTTTGGTTCGCATCAACGGAGAAAAAATGGAAGTAGAAAATAAAGAAGAATGGAGTGACATTGACACTTCAAAACCTGAATCTAAAGAAGAAGACAAAGTAGACTTTGAGGTTGAAAAAACTTCTGAAGATAAAGAAGAAAAGGTTGAAGCTGTAGTTGAAGAACAACCTGTAGCTGAAACTAAAACTGAAACGAAGAAGGAAGATACTCAACCAGAGGAACAACCTGATGAAGCTAAAGACATTGAGTCTGAAAGAGCACAAAAAAGAATACGTCAGTTAGTTCGTCAAAGAAAAGAAAAGGAAGAAGAAGTTGCCAGACTTTTAGCTGATAAACAAGAACTTGAAAAAAGACTTACTACAAACCAAAGTAATCAATTTGATTTAACTAAAACAAGTCTTGAGTCTCAAGAAAAAAGTTTAGAGAATCAACTTAATCTTGCTAAACAAAACTACTTAGATGCTTTTGAAAAAGATGATAAGAGTCAATTATTAAAAGCACAAGAAGCTTTAAATGAAGCACAGATTAATTTAAATAATGTAAAAACAAATAAGGTAAATTTTGATAAAGATTACGAGAATTACCAGAACAGTATTAAACAACAGCCTGTTCAACAATCTCAACCTCAACAACCCCAATACGACCCTAAAGCAGTCGCATGGGCAGAAAACAATGAGTGGTTTGGTCAGGACAAAATAATGACTGCAGCAGCTTTAGCTTTAGATGCTCAGTTAAAAGAAGAAGGTTTTAATCCTGCAGATGATGATTTCTATAAAGAAGTTGATGTTAGATTAAAGGATGCATTTCCAAATAAGTTTAAAACATCTGAACAGGAAACTCAACAAGTTCGTCAGAAGGCTACGTCAAGTCCTTCCCAAGTGGTAGCAGGAACATCTCGCACTCCTGCCTCCAAAAAAATCAAGCTAAGTCAAGAAGACGTTAGGTTGGCTAATAAATGGAATATACCACTAGATAGGTATGCAAAAGAAAAGTCTAAAGTAGAGACTGGAGAAGAGTATACTACAATAACAACACAAATGCGTAGGAGTTAAAAATGGCTATTAATAAAATAAAACGTAGTGAAGAAACTAGGGAAGCTACTTCAAAACAAGAAACAGCTTCATTTGAAGAAACTAATTTTTTACATATACCTGAAGGAGTTAAAAACAGATTTGATTCTCAAGGTATGTCTTTAAGATGGATTAGGATTACATTAAATGGAGAAGATGACTACAAGAACGTAGGTAAAAGACAACGTGAAGGTTGGACATTTGTTTCCCCTGAAGAAGTTCCAGAGTTAGCTTCAACATCTATTGTCAAAGAAGGTGGTAGATATAGTGGAGTCGTTTCCAGTGGTGATGTTGCTTTAGCAAAGATACCAACAGATAAGATGATAGCTAGGCAAGAGTATTATCATAATAAGCACAAGCAACAAGAAGATTCTCTTGATGCAAACTTACGTGCTCAATCTGATTCTCGTATGCCAATAACTAACTCAAGTAAATCAACTGTTACAAAAGGTCGTGAACCTCGTTTTCAAAGATAGTTTGTAACAAATATTAATTATTCTTAATTGAAGGAGATAACAAATGAGTGCAAGTAAAGCATTATTTGGAATGGTCCCTTTGAGAAAAGTTGGTTCTAATTACAATTCTACTGCTCAAACACAGTATGATATTGCTAATGCAACAGCTTCTAACATTTTTCATGGAGACCTAGTTACAATTGCAGATGGATTTATTACTCCAATTGCAACGACAACTGATTATGCTGTAGGTGTGTTTGTGGGTTGTGAATATACTGACCCTGTTTCTAAACAACCTACATTTAGTCATTACTTTCCTGCAAATACTTCAAGTGCTATTGGTAATCCAGTAGGATTTGTTGTTGACGACCCATATGCTTCGTTTATGATACAAGCAGATGGAGCTGTTACTGCAGGTGATATTAACTCTCAAAACTTTGAGGTAACTTTAGGTTCAGGTTCAACTGTAACTGGTAACTCAGGCTTTGGTATTAAAGCTGCAAGTAGAGCAACTACTACTAAGGCTGTAAGACCTATAGCATTAATTGATGAACCAGGAAATGCTTTATCAGGTACTGATGGTGCGTTCCCTAAACTTGAAGTGAAAATCGTCCAACACTGGATGAAACGTCAAGCAACAGCATAGAGAAGGAGATATAATATGGCTATAAATAGAGCAAGTATTGCAAAACAACTTCTTCCAGGACTTAATGCTGTATTTGGTGTTGAGTATGGTGATGTTAATGACGAACATACACCCCTATTTGAAACTGAAAATTCAGATAGGTCTTTTGAAGAAGAAGTGCTATTCACAGGATTTGGCACAGCTCCAGTAAAATCTGAAGGTGCTGCTGTTTCTTTTGATGACGCACAAGAATCGTTCACAGCTAGATATAACCACGAAACAGTGGCTTTAGCTTTTTCAATCACTGAAGAAGCAATGGAAGATAATCTATATGATACTTTCGCTAAAGTTCGTTCTCGTGCACTAGCAAGAGCAATGGCTAACACTAAACAAGTAAAAGCAGCAGCTATTTTTAATAATGGCTTCACTGCTGGTGATTCTGCAATTGGAGATGGTCAAGCATTCTTCTCTGCATCTCACCCAGTTGTTGGTGGTGGCACCCAAAGTAACCTATTAGCTGCAGCAGATTTAGCTGAAGCAGCTTTGGAAACTGCGTTAATTTCAATTGATGGAACTAAAGATGACAGAGGTATCTTAATTGGTGCTCAAGCTCAATCTTTACACATTCCGTCTGACCTTAAATTTACTGCTGATAGGCTTCTAGCTTCTCCAGGTAAAGTAGGGTCTGCTAACAACGACATTAACGCAATTAGAAACATGGGAGTAATACCTGGTGGTTATATGGTAAATAGAAGATTTACAGACACCAATGCTTACTTCATTAAAACTGACGTACCTAATGGTACTAAAATGTTTGTAAGAGTTCCTCTACAAACTAAAATGGAACCAGATTTTGATACTGGTAACGTCAGATTTAAAGCAAGAGAGAGATACTCTTTTGGTGTTTCTGATTGGAGAGGATTCTTTGGTTCTGCAGGTGGCAGCTAGAATCTAACATATAAGGGGTCTCTTAGGAGACCCTTTATACTTTATATAGAAGGAATTATAAATGACAAATTTAACAGCAATAGAATATTCAGCAATTACTACAGCAGCAGCAACGTCTACTGTTCGTTCATTTGGTACAAGAATAAGAGGTTTTAATGTTGCTAATATTAAAGATGTAGTAGGTGCTTTTGAAATTAAAAATGGTACTACTTCAAGAATTAGAATTGTATTACCTGCAAATGGTACACTTGATACTTATTTAGCAGATGAAGGTATTAGATGTGAAGATGATGTTACAGTAAGTGTAACTCCAAGTGTCTATGCTACAATTTATATTGGATAGATGGAATGGCTAGAAAAGCTAAAAAGAAATCTAAAGGAATGGGAATTAAGACTAGTGTAAAGTCAGGTAATTTTTTACCTACTAGCAAAGGTGCAGGTATGACAAAGAAGGGTGTTGCTGCTTATCGTAGAGCAAACCCAGGTTCTAAGTTAAAAACTGCAGTAACTGAATCAAGACCTACAGGAAAAAGAGCAAAGAGAAGAAAATCATTTTGTGCTCGTTCAGCAGGACAAGCTAAGATGCATAACATAAGCTGTAAGAAAACTCCAAAGAAAAGAATTTGTGCAGCTCGTAGAAGATGGAAATGTTAGATGGCAGATTTTACAACTTTAACAACAGAGATAGTAAATACAACTGAGAATGATGCTCAAGAGTTCTTAGACCAAATACCTAACATTGTTAATAGAGCAGAGGAAAGATTAACAGATGAATTAGATGATTATGGTTTAGTAACTTATACATCAGTAGCAGTATCACAAGGTAATAATATTGTTACACTACCAACTGGTACACGAATCGTAAAGAATTTTAATGTAGATATTAATGGAGCAAAGACAAGTATACTTTTAAAAACTGATGAATATTTAAGAGATTACTGGGATGTGTCAGCTTCAACAGGTGAGCCAAAGTATTATGCACATAAAGATAATACAACAATAATGATTGCACCTACACCTTCATCAACAAGTAATGGTGAAGTAGTACATGTAACTAGACCAACAACATTAACGTCAGCTTCACCTGATAATTATTTTACACAGTTTTGTTATGACGCATTGTTTAATGCCTGTATGGTAGAGTCATACATCTTTATGAAGAACTTTCAGATTGTACCATTGTTTGAACAACGATATCAAACTTCAATACAGACTGTAAGAAACAGAGCCAGAAGGTTTAGACGTGACGATATGACAAGACCTGCAAGTCCTGCAGGAGCAGATAACACAGTAATAGATGGGAGTAACTAATGGTTATTAGTAGAAGTTCAATACCACAACAGATAAGTAAACCTGGTGTAAAGAAAATGAAACAAGGAAGAAAGACCAGACGTAATACAACTCCTGCTACAAAAGATATTAAAAAATCTTTATCTAAAGCAAAAAAAAGATTAGAAAAGGAATTTGAAACAGAAAATATAAAGAAAAAAAATTTAGGAACTGTTGCAACAGTAGCTTCTTTTTTAATTCCTAAATATCCTTATTTT